TTACCAGGATTTTCTTCAATATCAGTTTCCTGAAAATTTTGAGTGACATTAGATGAAGATGCTGATGTCAATGGAGGATTCGTAGGTCCTCCGCCCTCTGCGTTTTTAGTTGTAGTAGCAAGTTTAATCATTACGATTTTTAGCAGGCCCAAACAAGTTGTAAACTCAACCAACTTGCAAGCCTCCCCTTACGGGACACGCGTATGGATATCCTTTATGTTCAAACGGCGAACATCCATAAATACAGGGTAAATACCCCGTCCGTTGTTATCTTGTCTGCTTCCCAGAACTCCGCTTTGAGTTCTTTCAAAAAGGTCTAAAGACAAGACCCGTCCTATGATTCTAATTAAAGCACAAACCGATTGGACCATCGGCGAAAATGGAGGACTATTGTCCTCCATAAATTTTTACCTTCATTTCATCGTAGTCATACAATGTCAATGAAGGGACATATTCTTTCAAAGAATATGCATCATCTAGCCTTTCTGCAAATTTGTGAAAATTTGCGAAAGACTTTCTTCCATATTGAAAATATTCTCGTTGAGCGTTCATTATTACACTAACGGAATGATCTCTATCTAAACAAATACTAGAATTGTCTCGATAGGCTAATGATTTCAATATGGAGTTGGTTTGTATAGGACATTTCCATAGTCCTATTTCATCATCATAGATGAATTTTCTTTTTAAGAAATCACACTCGTGAAATTTTATGAAAGGTACTACTTTGGCTTTTTTATCTGCCATAGTGTATTTTATTCCAAAAATTTCAAAAATTCTGGTGATTTCTACTTGGTTAAAAGCTTTTGATCTTTCTGATACTTTGAAAATATTATCGTCGCCATAAGTGAAACCTCTTACATCCTCATCGAAATTAGTAAGATTTCTAAAAATGACCAAATATACAGTTCTCATTAGTAAACTGTTCATAATATCATTGATAAATATAGTAGCAGGTTGTCCTGAACCATGTCCTTTTTCAAAAATAACTAAATCACCATCAACGTTAGTTAAATGATACACTATGTCATCAAATAAAGTATTCATCTCCAAAAGATCATCGTGGGAATATTGTGCTTCTTTTGCTAAAGCAATTATTATGTCAAAAGCTGCTCTAATTACATTAAAAGGCATATTTAAATCATAACCACTGAAATCACCATTGAGGAACATTTTCCTATTTTCTTGATCTCTTAACCAATCTGCTAGATGTTTCCAATCACTAGACATTGCATCACATCCAACAGCTGTTTCAAATAATATATTATTTTCCAACATTACCTCAAACAATTCTCCACAATACATTTTAACTAACAAAACTACCAAATGTGGGCAAGATTGAAATAATCTAGTTTTCTTGGCCAAAATGGATTCCCTTGGGGTAGCTTCTATTTTAGGCAAAATATTTAAAACTGAATTAATCCTTATACCTTGTCGTAATAAATCCATTATTACTTCTAATTTAACCATTTCTTCCATTTTCAAACGTTTACCATGAGGATATTTTTCACTCTTACAATCTTCATAAAAAGCACTTTTTGGACCAGTAAATGGAAAACCTGCACTTGTATTTTGTTTAATAGCATTCACATTTCTTCTGGAAGGATCACCATTAATAGCTTCCTCTAAGGTCAATTTTTTACAGTGGATATGTTTTTTAGGAGCGCTAACTCTTTTTAAAAAATGATCTCTTGCTATATTAAGTAAAAAATCAGGCACATTTGGATTAGGAGTGAGTTTTTTACTAAGTGAAACCTCAGCATAATCTTCCCATTCCTTATCCGCATTATAACCTCTCGACAGGAAAGGATTGTCATAATCGATGAAACCATACTTTTCAAAAACATCCTCAGATATGATCGTTTTAGTTATATTTCCTTTGGGTTTAGATCTGGGATAATCCATAGTTCCTAGAACTGTTGCTCTGCTATAATCCGCGAAATTTGTTCTACTTTTAGTATGTACAGGTCCCAATTTATACTTTCCTAGATCTATCTTTCCTGGTTTGGTAGCACTTACAGTATGTCCTTGTGACAAAAAATAATCCTTAGCATTAATGACATCTTGTCTATAGACGTCAGTACTATAGCCAATTTCTTTATCACCATCAAAACAAGCTGCAATAATACCACTCACACAATATCCTTTTACAGTTTTTATCAATAGAGGAGTACCACAATCACCTTCCGACACTTTGGAGAAAAAACTCCTGCCTGTATAATTAACTATTACATCTTTGGCGTTAAGCCCTGAAGGTACATAATAATGTATATTGGATGTTCTATGAGAAGCAAAGCTAGTTTTAGGATTTAACAAGCATATGAAACCTTCCAGACCTCCTTCAGCTGGAGTGTCCACTAAATAATTCAATATACTTCTTTTAGGAGGCATACACTTAAGTTGGAAGAATACTAAATCTCTCTCGCTTATATGATACATCTCCCCCTCCGTAATAGTTGCTTTACGATTTTTAATAATAAAATCAGTAGCTTTAAAATTGAGATCATCATCGTAGAAAATCATAGTATCTGATCCAGGTATAAAAGCATGTCTAACAGTTACATATAATTGACTATAAATGCATAGTGCGTAATTTTCTCTGTTTGTGCCGTTAGAACTCGTCATTATTTTTATCATGTTTCCTTTAACTTTATAAAACAAAGTGTCCAGTGGTATAGTTCTACCTGGATGTTCCTTAGGCAACATATATGCTGTTTTCACTTCTATGTCGTACGGATTTTTCAGTGGTTTGACAGGTATTTCATATTTTGATATCATGTCAGTCATACTAATTGGATCTGCTAAAACATTATCCGTTTTTGTACTAGCAACCATAGAATCATTTGCTACTGTTTTCTTTTTTTTCTTCTTTTTTCTAACTGTTTTATAATATACAATAAAAGCAATGAAACCTGTAAGTATAATAGCATTTTTGTGTTTATATATAGGATTCAAAACACTCTTAATAGAATGATTAAATTTTCTCTGTAATTCAGCAGGAGAATAATCTGCAGAAAATACCAAATAACTATTATATTTAATTAATGCCATTTCAGTAATAGCTGCCGCTCTTTCATATCTAGCTATGGCCATTATGAATTTATAATAATAGTCTATTAATACATTATACATTTTTGTAAAATGTACAATATTTGAAAGTATACTAATGAATACAAAAGCATATAAGAAAAAATCAGAGATACTTGTGCTAGCTCTAGTCATTTTATCATGAGGACCGTCAAACAATTGTTTATAATCAAAATCTATTCGTTCCCTAATTTCTTGAAGATCTTCACATAAAGCACATTCGTCTTTCAAAACACCATGCTCGCACTTAAATTGTTGAAAAGCATCATTTCTATCGTGAGCTCGTTCAATATTTCTTTTGTGTTCTAGGAACAAATCAGCCATAACTTCTCTATATTCTTGCCGAGATGTACAAGTCTTTAGAATTTTAAATTCTTGCAAAGTTTCTAAAGGTTCACGTGGTAACACATACTGTTTAACAATCATATTTTGAACCTCCGGATATAGACCTAAATTTTCAGGTAAAGCCATCCATTCATTTACTCTTGATTGACAGATAGAATCAGACATCGTTTTTCCATTTGCATCAAGTGGTCTAAATTCTTCTTTTATGGTAACTACAACATAAACCCCAACTCTTCTGTAAAGTGCTGATGGCATTTTCAAGTGTTGTTTTGCTTGCATGTCAATAGTATTACCAGTCAATATAACTAAGCCTGAAGTAAAATAAATTTCACCTTTACCTGTGAAAGCTATATTTAATGAATAAGGGGCTTCATTAACTATACTAATTATCTCGTCGATAGACTGATCCATCATAATTTTCTTTTCAGATCTATAACCTACTTCATCTATTACAGTAACAGTAGCACTAGAGGTATATGCATCCCAATAGTCATCTTTAGGATTTTTATTATATACATTTGCTGATGCAACAGGTATTCCTAAAACGGCTCCATAAGTGTTGTACGTTATCTTAGTTAAACTCGATTTACCAACTCCAGGTGGTCCAACGAGAAATACACAATAAGGCGCATCTCTTAAATCACTATTAGCTTCCAAAGACCTTGTTTTCCTTTCTAACGCAGTTAGTACTTTAAGAGTTTCAACTGCTTTATTAGTATATATACTCAATTCTCTCTTTTTCGTACATTCAGTAACTAAAGCTTTACCTTTAGTAATTAATGAATTTAATTTCTCATCATAAACTGAAGCTCTTATTTGTCCTTTTCTCAGCATAGCATTCTGAGTCCTTCTAATGTAGTTGTTTGACATTTCATCTACTTCAATAAAATATGTTCCAAAATTGAAAGCACTAAAAACTGTTATGTCTTTAGTAACTAAATAATCTTCCATAATTTGCATAAAAGTTAGCACAGTTTCAACCAACATATCTGATATAGAAAAAATATCATGATCTTTAACACGATATTCC